TGTTGATGGAGCTACGTATGTCATTGACATTTGATCGTTCTCAAATTTCTTGATGCCATTTTCTTCCATTGCTTTTAGCACTGCATCATCTACCATCTTTGTAAATTCTTCGATTGACTTCTTAGCAATCTTACCAGCTACATATTTATCTAAAATTTCCTCAGTAATGGCAATTACACCATTCTCAACTTTTACGATCTCATTCATTATTTCTCGCCTTTCTTTCTTGCTAGCATATCTCTATATGTTGCGTTTAGGTTTTTAAGTTCTTCGCTTGTCAACTTGCTCAAGTCTTGCGTTTTTACGTTAGCCTTTTGACAGATCCAATCGTTTACCTTCTCATCTCGGAAATTGCATCCAACTTCTTGAAGGCTAGTTCTTAGCGTTGACCATTCCGACATGTCCTGTGGTTGCATCTCGTCTGCGCTTGGATCGTATGGTAAATCCTCGCCAGCATAGATGTATAGTCCTAATCCGTGACGCGCTACCGCTTTGGTTAGGCTTCTCTGTATTGCCTTGTTGATATCGAACGATGTCGCATCTCCAAACTTGATAGACTTGTTCTTGTGGTCCATAACTGGTAGATATTCGATGTGTTCCAAGCCTTCGATGGTGACTCCCGTTTTAACCCAACACGTATTCCCGTCGGTGAAGTAGTTCCATCCGTCTTTGTTTTCGTAGATGGTATATGTCGCTTCTGGGAAATGTGTCTTTACAGTTTGCCAAGACCACGCCCATGATAAGTAAGTTAGACCGTTCTTTTTTTCAACGTGACCATTTACGTTGATAGCGCTCAATGTGTTGAATACTGACATTACTTGCTACCAACTTTCACATCCATATTGAATCGAGCATCATATCTTGCTTGCTTCAATTCATCCTTGATATTTTTTAATTCTTCATCATAGATTGCTTTGGTACAGATAGCGCCTGCGGCGATTCCTAAAAGCAACCAAATCAATAGGAATAGGTTTACACCTATAATTTCCATTACTTCCATTTCTTTACTTTCCTTTCTTGTGTTACAATAAGGATTTGGTACTCATGCAAAACCCATCTTTAGACTACTTTTCGAGGTAGTCTTTTTTTAATCCATAAATCTCAGCAAACACCCAATAAAGACACGTTCTATTGTTAGCTACTATGTAGCCTTTTTTAACTGTCTCATCCTGTGCCGCCTTTTTCATCTTTTGTGCGGTAGATCGTGAGCAACCACACATAGACATAATGTCTTTTGTGCTGATGAAACGCATAGTAGACTTTTTAGTCTACGCACTTAGCAAAAAAAATAGCCCATCGTTCCATAACGCTCGTGATATGTAAAATATCACATAGTTTTGAAATCTCATCCTGCTTAAAATCGGTTTTTCCATCAAGTTTTTGATAGAGTGCGCTTCTTGAGATGTTCAACTGTTCTGCGATGAATGTTAGCGGCAAACCGCTACGATCGATGATGTCCAAAAGCTTTTCTTTATCTGTCATGACTATACTCCTTTCTATGTAGACCAAACTGACTACGCTATGAATATATCAAATGTAGTCATTTATGTCAACATATAAAATCGTTCTTGTTTACTTTTGTAGACATTGCTATATTATTTATAGGAGGTAAACTATATGAGCGAGTTGAAAGATAGAGTAAAATCTTTGAGAGAATATCAAGGATTGAGCCAACAAGATTTGGCTACCAAAATGGGATATAGTTCACGAAGCAGTATAAACAAGATCGAGAATGGCAGACAGGTTACGCAAAAAATAATAGTTAAGCTTGCGGATGCGTTGCATACATCACCAGCGTACCTTATGGGATGGACAACAGACACAAAGCCAATGCACGATGAAAGAATGGAATGTATTATAAACAAATTATATTGCTTGACATTTTCTCAGCTAAATCAAGTAGAGCGTATCATTGATACGTTTATAGACGAGCCATGAGCGTTGGGCGCACATCGGCTGGAGTGCTTTATTTTTCCGTTAGGTACAAAGATGATCATGGCAAAACCATACAGAAAAAAGTACAGAGTACAAAATGGAAAACAAAAAAGGAATGTAAGCAAGCTGAGGCTTATTTCCTGGCATCTGTAGGAAAATCAAAAAGCATTACTTTTTACACACTTGAAAACTTATATCTAGATAGCATATCAGTACGTGCAAGAGAATCCAGCATAATAAGCTTTACATATAAGCTAAAACACTATACAGTATTTAATGATATTGATGTAAACAATATAAGCGCATCATTAATAGAGCAATGGCAAAAGGATTTATTATCATCATCGTTGGCTGACAAGTCTATATATGAGATTCAAGCGCTTTTCTATAGGATATTAAAATATGGTTTGAAACGTGGATATTTGTCATCGTTTCCATCATTCGACATTGCCAAGCGTAACAAGATAGAAAAGGAAATATCATCAAAAGTAATAACCAAAGAGCAGTTTGATCTAATTGTAGGCGATGGTTGCTCTATGGAACTAAAAACGCTTGTAACGTTGTTATATTATACAGGTTTACGAATTGGCGAGGCTCTGCCGCTATCATTTGACGATGTGATATGCGGATGCATCAAGGTTAGTAGGTTGTATGATTCCGCTACGCTTGATATAAAGCCTTATACAAAGACTAACAAATCAAGAAGCGTACTTGTTAATGATACTGTTATAGAGTCATTCAAAGCCTATAAAGATTATTTAGAAAAGCGTGGAATAAAAGACAATGGCAGAGTGTTTGACTCAAACCCTCAATCATATATGAGGATGTATGCTAAGCGTTGTAAATCGCTAGGAATCGAGCCACACAACCTACACTCATTGAGACATACTCACGTTAGTTTATTGCTTTCGTTAGGATTCACACCATTTGAAATTAGCGAGCGTACAGGTCATTCTGTGCAAATGATTTATAGAATTTATGGTCATAATCTCTATGATCCACAAACCAAAATGATAGAAAAATTGGAAAATCTATAAAAATGTTACACTTTTGTTACACTACATATAAAATATACAGTATTTATCGTGTATATCACGGAGTAACTAACTCCGTAAATAGTGATTATATCTACTAATTTGTGCAAAATATGGCACTTTAACATAGGTTTTATTGTATTATCATCTGTAACATTTAGAATTTTGTTACACTTTTGTTACACTTGAGCATAAAAAAAGAGAGGGATGTAAATCCCTCTTTTTATTTGAGCAATTCTTTTTCAACTTCGTCTCTAACTTGCTTCATTTTATCAATTCCGTTTCCATCTATAGAATGATTTAGTAATGATAGCAAGATTTTAAGCGTAGCGTTATCGCTCTTTTCAGCCTCTTCCAAGCGTTTGTTTAATAGCTCTATACTTTTATCGATTTGCTCAAAATGAGCCTTGTCTTTGGCTAAAATCGTATCATGCGTTTCGCTTTTTGTTTTTAAGTCCGTGTAAGGCTTGCTGACGATTTTCCACGCGCCAGCAATCGTACCGATAGCACCACAAATAAATATCAATTGCTCAATTGTAACTGTAAATTCCATTCATATACCTCTTATGCGGTTGGCATTTTCTTAATCTTGAATACTCCGCCATCGCTCCAATGATTATACTTTGAATCACGATAGAAGAAACGAATAGGATTGATGTTGTATTTGTTCCAATTTGCACCGCAACATTTACTATATGCAGTTCCTTTTTTTGTTTTCAAAACTTCGATATGGAGATGCGTTCCAAAACTATAACCTGTATTGCCTCTAATGCCGATTACCTGTCCTCTTACAACCTTGCTACCTTTTGTTACTTTCACCTTATCCAAATGCCAATATCTAATATAGTAGCGATATCCGTTATACTCACATCTAAGCACACACACGATAGGCTTCACAACCTTACCATTTACTTTTTCGGTGATTGTTCCAGCTTGTACTACAACACCATCTAAACAAGCATATAGTTTCGTCTTTCCGTTGCTACTATATTTTGTGAGCCATCCAATATCTAACGCTCTATGAGATGAGCTATATCCTTGCGCTCCGTATCCATCATAGGTTGGCAATAATGGATAGATCATTGCTCATCCTCATCATCGCTGTATGTGTCGGCGATCGCTTCGGTTGTATATTCTTGCATACTTGATCTATATTCTTGTAGCTCATTGATGATATTGTGCAGTGCTTCCGTACCACTACAAACGCATAGCAACACAAACGCATAATCATAGTATGTATATTGTGCGGTTGCTTGAGTGAACATATACCACCACGTAATAAAAGCATTTACTGATAATACTAATGCTCTTTTTAACCATACAGAATCGACACCCCAAGCATCAATCAAACCCTCAGCCATATAGCGTGTAGCAACTGATAAAGCCAATGCTACAACAACAAATCTAATCAATAAATCAAAATTCATATGTTATCCTCCTACGTAAATTTCTAAAACCCCAATAACATCTGTGCTTGATGCGGTTGATGTTGTGTTATTGTTTCTAACTGACAATGTAACTGTGCATACATTATTTGATACTTCTAAATACTCGCTATAATAAACCAAGTTTGGTCTATTTGTGCCAGCGGTTGACTTTCTATTTACAACCGCAATCGGTAGCCATCCGCTATCAATCGTGTATGATCCGCTACAGTTCTTGCTGGTTGACTTTGAAACGGATGTGTTAATAGTAACGTTATGTATTCTTATTAGGTTGTTCATTGGTATTTTAGGCACTACACCGTGCACCTCAAATGAACCTGCTTCAGTGCATCTTTTGCCGATTGAAAATCCAATATTTCCTAAGCCATCATCATATGCGCTAAAAGGCATCGCACCAGTTGAAATGCTCACGCTTTCTGTAGCATCGCCGATTGTGTTTGTAGCGGTAATCGTAATCGTGTATAGACTGTAATCGGTTAATGAGCAAGCACTGACAATACTGCTATATGTGATATCTACAATGCTACCGCTTGTGTATGTTCCAACATTTACTGTGTGATTGTTGCACGTATAGCTTAGTGCAATAGAATCTGTATAGTCCTCTAGCGATACGGATAATGTCTCGCCGTCCGTGATCATGTAAGATGATAGCGTTACGATTGCATAGCGTGGTATAGGTGTCAATGTCTTACTACCGCTCGTTTTAAGCGTTCCTACTGATGATACACCTGTATTGTATGATGATGATACTTGAAATACTTTTGAGCCATCTGCGTTGTGGTTTACTGTAAATTGCCACGTCCCAAGAGTTTGAGAGCCTCCACTTGACAAACTCAAATCACTAATCGTTTTTGTATATTTTGTTCCATCTACAGTAATTACAAGCGTTGTATTTGAGTGATTGTAAACACTATAGCCACTAGAGGCTTTAGCAACAACCTTTACAGATACAATAGATGTATTTGTAGATGTCTCTTGTGATACTAGAGTTATAGATTGAGTAATATAATAATTCGCCATATCTACCTCCTATGGAAAAAGTCAAGCGTGCAATGGTTGTCACTCTGCTTCATGATCCATTTTCCGCTAATAAACTCTAATCCTGTAATCTCTGCTGAAACTTCGCCATTTGTGATTACTTGAAATGCCTTACCGCTTTGACGTGTGTAGTTATCTTTGTCAACTACAATTGCGCCGCTTTCCTCGTCATAGTCAGTAACTCCATATACATTCACTCCAAACTTGTCTACAACTTGCGTAATACCAATTACACCAGTAATAGATGATACTTCTGCAACTGTTGTGCGTACTTCCTCGCTCGTTTGCTCAATCGATGTGATTCGTCCGTCATACTGTGACACCTCTTGCTTTATCGTATCAATATCGCCAACAACCTTTATAACGATATTGTCAATAGCTTTAATCTCACCATTTACAAAGTCTGTAATGCTATTTGATTTTTTCGATAGCGTAAATGTGTCATTTGCTGGATTCATCAAGTCATAGCTACGTTTGCTTACAATCACTGTTGCAGACACGTTATGCAAGTCATCGACTACATAAACCAATTTGCCTACATTGATTGCGCTTGCGTTTGATACATTCGACATATCAAAAGCATTTACATCTAGTGTGATTGTCTCGCCTTGTTGAGCTAAATACTCAATCGCTTTTGCCTTTAGGATTGCAGGTTGGTCAATGACATCAAAAGTTACAACCTTTGTAATTCTTCCATATTGAGTAATTAGATCGCTATTCTCGATGAGTTTACTGCCATCATTAACGCTTGACACATCTACTCTTACACCATCAACTGCTGCGCCTAATGGCATCAATACACTTGCGACATCTTCGCCTCTCATCTCTTTTGATAAATCTAATAGATTTGTGCCTAGCGTGATGCGTTGCGTGTTTGTTTCGCTGATGTCTTTCAAATAGTCAAGATAAATGCCATTGCTTTCATATCTTGGTATTAGATAACCATCATCAAGCAATTTGCTCTTGATGTTTGACCATGCGCTTTCAATGTTTGTATTTGATCGTGTGACATTCTCGGCAAATGATACTGTTCCTACATTCAGTTTTTTTGCGTCGTCTACCTGTAAATTATGCTGGTTTACAATGTAGTTTAGTAGGCTTTCTCTTGATGTTGATTCAAAGTCATATGCATCAATGATTGAGTCATTTAGATATGCCAAGCACCCCTCACATTCACAATGTTTATCGTTGTTCCATCCTATTTTCTCGTTTAGCATTCTTCCCTTGAAAATAGTCAATCCATCTTTTTTAACTTCGATAACTGATTTCATTTTTTGAATTGATGACCACATTGGATGGTTGTACTGCATAGTAAAATTGAGCTTGTCGCATACGTTCAACTCAGTTTCTAATGTGCAATCGCTCAAGGCATATTGAGTTAGGTTGTTAGCATATAGGATATTACCATCGCATAAAATCACATAACTCATAGAATTCCCTCACGATATCTGATAGAGCATTGTGCGGTAACGTTAATTGTGTTGTTTCCTTGTTGCAATTCGATTGCTGGTATTTGATACTCGCCAGCGCTAAGCGTTACAGAATAGCCACCATATGTGATTGTTGTTGCACTAGATAGCGTAAATGTAGGAATAACGCTTTTTAAGGCATTGTAGACAACATTGTCACCAGCGTTGAGTGTTTGTGTGGTGTCTTGCTTTTTAACCTTGTATGGCTCGCAATTGCAACTCAGCGTAAATACTGATGTTGACTTGTTTCGTTTCCATCCGTCTACAAAAACCCTACCGATATATACATAGTCATCATCGTCAATTTGAATTGCAAACTTTTTACCATGCAACGTAGATTGAATCAATTCATATTGATCGTGCACATTGTTGTATGTCTCGCATCCAATCGTGATCGTGCGATTTGAATATCTAACATTGCCGAAAAATTCAGTAATATCAATCTCACCATCTGCACATGGCACGCTAACGCTATATGTTTTTACAGGTGGCGCACCAATCTCAACTGTCAATGGCATTACATCCAATGTAGATAAATTGATATCGTCAAATTTAATCATCGTTGATTCCTCCTATAGAGGTTGCCTAACTCTCTATCCATCTTTGGTGCAATCGAGCCTACTAATGCACCGCTATCCATTACAACTTGAAGATTCATGCTTGCTAATACTTCTCTCATAGCGTTCTTGATTCCGTCAGCGCCTGTAATGTATTCTGTGCCAGTTTCGCCACCGCCTAATAATCGTCCGTTCATTGTGCCAAACAATGTTGCGCCATTCAATGCTACAGGTTGACTCATAGCACGTGCATACCAATCAATGCTAAGTTTAGGGATAGAGCCTTTCAATAAATCGCCAATTTCCCATCCTTTAGGCTTGATTGCGATGTGTGGCAGTTTGATTTTAGGGATTTTGATATTTTTCAATCCGTCAACAACATTGCCAATGAGCGTTACGATCAATTCGATTGCGCTACTCGCCGCACTCAAAATAGGTTGTACAATTTTCCAAACTCCTTTAAGAATTGGAGCGATAACCTCAATTGCGCTCTTGATTGCTGATTTGATTTGTGGCATATTCGCCATAACCAAATTACAAGCCTCTTGCACGTATGGCATCAACTCAACAAGTAACTCAGTGCCTACCGCTCCAAGTGATGATTTAATATCAGCCATCGTATCGCCTAATGTTGCACCAGCGCTTACTACATCACCGCTCATAACCAATCCCAGAGCATCCGCCTTTTCAATCAATCCATTAAAATCTTCTGTTGATTGGCTTAGCATTGGTGATAGTTCGTATGCGATAGAATCGCCGAATAACTCTTGAGCCTTTTGTGTTCTTTCTTCGGCAGTGCCTAACTCCATAATAGATGCGATAGCATCATCGAAATTAATATCAGTTCCCACTAATTTTTTAGCGGCTTTTTCCATCGTGGACATCTCTAAACCGCATTGCCCAGCCGCATAACTCAATTTCTGATATGACTCGGCAGTAATTCCCATTCGTGTTGATGCCTTGTCGATAGTGTCTAAGTTAGATGCGAGTTTTTCTGTAGCTGCATAAACCGCAGTTCCTACCGCAACCGCACCAGCGCACAAACCAGCAGCCCATTTACCAGCGGTTTTGATTGATTCGGTAAATGATTTATTAGTTTTGTCGGTTTTTTCTTTAACCTTATGCAATGAGTTTTCCGCCGATGATGTATCAATTAACACATCACCCTTTAAGCTAAAAATTTTCATTTTTCAAAACTCCTTTTTAATTCTTCTAACTCTTTGACGAGTTCGCTTGTTGGTCTTGTTTCTACTTGCTTTGGTTTTAATCTATCAAGATAATCACCAAATGAAACAAATGTTTCTTGTGTCATATGTGGATATACTGAAAGCCATTGATACCACATTTTTTCTTCATATTCTTTTTCGTGTAGGCTATCCAGCAATTCAACACCATGACATACATCAAGCATCATAAAATACTCGATGTTTTTCCCCATCAAAAAGCTTTCTTCCTTGATTGCATCTATTTGAATGATTGACCGAAAAAAGTTAGCCAATTGCTCCAATCGTCGCACTCTTGAATGCATTTGATTACGTCTAATGGATGCATACTTTCAACATCTTCTGCAGTAACCTCAAAGATACCTGCAAGAATAGAGTACAAATCTTTTTCTAATCTCGCATCGCAAAAAATAGACATCAAATCGAATAAAAAGCCGATTGAATCTTGCTCATTAGTAGATGAGTATTCATTTAGGCTTTTTGTAATCTTTTCTTTTGCGCCACACTCTTTCAATGCACGTGCAAAGCGGAATGTGTCGCTCATGTTTGGTTTTCTCATATTGACTCCTTAATAAAAAAAAGGAGGATTACTCCTCCTCTTTTAAGATGTAAATGTAACTTCCCAAGGTTGCTCACTTGATCCGTCTGTGTAGCAACCCTCAAACGTGATAGAAGGCACAACCTCGCCCTTATCTTCCAAAGAAAAATCAATGTTTTCCTTGCATAGAGCATTTTTGAGCGCAATCTTGACATTTTTGCCATCTTGAGTCTTACCAACCCAAGAAACCTCAGCCAAGAAATCGCTTGACTCGATAGCGTTCTTACCATGCCATTTTGTGCTGGTAATCTTTGTACCTGCATAATATGATGGTAGGTTATTAACAATGATTTCTAATAGTTTCATAGTTAATTTTGGTCTTGCTTCGTCAAGTGTTACACGCTCAACTACGCTTCCCATATCGCCATCAGCGTTGATATCTCTAAATGTGCGCTCTACTGTAAATTGTCCTCCTCCACGTGTCAAACCAACTGCGGTTTCACCAATGTAGAAAAGTCCATTTCCTAAAATAATAGATTTAGCCATGTTTAACTCCTTATCCTACGGAAAATGTAAAGTTAATTTGTCTACGCTTAATAGTCCTTTCTTGATTTGTAATGTTTAGTCTACTTTCTAAATAGTATGTAGGCACAACATCATCATAGATCGTGAGCAAGTTCATAGCCTCGATGCTATCGCAAATGTCATCAACTGTCTTGTTATCTGTGCCAAACACTTCAATAGATAGCGTTCCTAAGTCAATTGCATTTGGTTTCAGTTCAAATGTCCAAGTGATATAAGGAAAAGGCACATCATTATTTGCGACATCGAAAAATACATTATCACAATACGTTTTCAATTGTGTCTGTGTCAATTTCTTGAATTTATCGCTATTCATTAATCAGCGCCTCCCTCTAACTCTGCATCGTTTACAGGCATCAATGAATCACCATCGAGAGCGCTTAAGTATGTAGCCTCGATATTCTTAATAATAGCAAGGTTGTCATTTACTGATTTGTATAACAATCCTTGTTTTTTTATGCGTGGTGTTCCTTTTTTCGATACTGTACCAAACTCTTGGAACATTCCATAATAGCCATCGCTACCTGTACCGCCTTTTTTAGCAATGATGCCTAGTGTTAGTTTTCTTGATCCTTTTTCAATTTGGTATTTAACCGACTTCCCTACATTGCCTTTAACTTTTTTGTTGTTGTCATAATACGATTTTTTGAATCGATTAGCGCAATACTTGCCTATGTCGCTCAATGCCGCTCTTGTCAACTCTTTTAGATAGTAATTAGCTTGATCAAATCCCTCTTTATACTTAACATTACCATCTTTTGAGATGGTCATGCGTGGCTTAGGCATTGCCATTGTTAATCAATCTTTCTAATGTCAACTCGCAAAAATCATTTGTGCGATATGATCTAATTACTCGATATGTAATTGATTTGTGCTGGCAGTATTCTTGATACTCATATTCAATAGAATGCATCTTTACAACAAATGTCGGCTTGAATCCTTTTGCGTTAGCTTCGTAAAACTCTTTATAGTTTACTGATTTAATCTCACAGAATACATCAGTACCCCATTCGATAGTCTCGCTAACTTCACCATCATCACCAACAGTATTTGTAACGCTTCCTAGCTTGATTGTGTCGCACCACATAATGCCAAATCCCTTTTCAATGATTCATACATTTTTTCATAGTCCGCATTTGCTTCCAAACCATAATGACTTTTAGCGTATAAAATGAGTGCTAGATTGTGTAGTTGATTTGTAGAGCTATATGTGACTCCAGCACTCGCCAAATCAACTTGACAAGCTGAAATAAGGACACCAATCTCGCCATCTGTTGCGGTTGATGTAATCCTTAATGCTTGTTTAACTAATGCGAGAATTTCCATTTGCTTACCCCTTATTAAAAGGGGAGTGAAAACTCCCCTATGGAAAGGATATAAAATCCTGCTTCCCCTATCCTACTTGTTCTTCTTTGATATAAGCGGCTGCCTTGTTCTTACGTAATGTTCCTTGCGCTCTCAAGTAACCACTTACTGTAACCTTATGATTCTTAGCATCTCTTTGAGACTCAATCATAATAGATTGTACTTCGTTCAATACGAATGCTTTAGGATCAACAACGGTAACGCATGTAGCTGCGTTGTCCAACTTGATTTGGCAACCTAATACCGCACCGATATTGAATGGTGAGCCACTTGTGTTAACTGCGCCAACCAATTCATAATACTTGGATGCTGGAGCGTAGATAACAGGCGCAGAAGCCAATGTAGCCAATGCCATAGCATCTTTTACATCTTGGAACATATCTTCTGTTTCTGTTACTTTTTGATCTTCTGTTGCATCGCTCAAGATTTGAGCAAATACGTCCTTAGCTAATGCTTCACCTAATTCAGCGCTGATTTCTTCAGCTAAGTAATCTTCTAAAGCACCTTGAGACATCTTAGCTTCTGCATAAGATAAATCTACATACTTAGCATAGTCATATCCGTACAATACAACCTTAACGAATGTATTAGATTCTTCTGATGGAGCGTTTGCCTTGTCAAGCTTCTTTGTTGTACGTGTAGCAATTGCAGTATGCTTTGTTACCTCCAATGCGATACCGCTTCGAATTGTTGTGATGTCTGCCAAGATTGGATGAGCTGTATGAATGCCATCCCAAATCTTTTCATCAAGTGTCTTAGGAATCATCAACGCATCGCCATTGCCAGGCGCGTTATTGTCTACAAAGATAGCACGTTGTTCTTGTGTAGCGTAACCGCCTAACATTGCATAGAAAGCATCACGATATTCTCTAGATGCTACATCAATTTTGTTTTCCATTTGTTTTTTCCTTTCCTCGCAAACCTTTGCGATCTTTTCGCCATTCTTGATGGCTTCAGCCTCTTTCATACGAGATTCAATTTCGCTCTTTTCGGCTAAAAGTGAATTTCTTTTTTCTTCTAGTGCGCACAATTCACTTCTAAACTCATCAAGAGTTCCAGCCTCGCAAGTTTCGGCTTGTTTTGCGATTTCGTCACCACGTGTTGAAATAGATTCCAACTCGGCAACAATCTCAGCTAGTCTTTTTTGCATAATTGAATACCTCTCTCAATTACTTCTTTACGCATACTTGCAATACGCTTTGCATTGTCCAATGCTTTTTTCTCGTTGTCGAGTTCGGCTTGACCAATATCCATTGCTCGCGCGTTGATTTTCGTTTGCTCATACGCAGGGAATGTACAAGCACTAACCTCAAATACCTTGTCAATACTTGTGATATATCTCGTTGGCATATCTTCGTCAACGTTTTCCCATCTATCCTCTTTTACTGTAAACATGAATGACATACCGCTCACATCACCTCTAGAAACCGCTGAGTACAGTTCCTTAGCTCTTGTGTTGTTTTCTGTGTCTAAGTCAACTCTTACGCTCATGCCATTTTCATTTACTGTCATTTGCATAGTAGAGTTTTCGTTATTGTTTCGGCTTCTTGCCAATGGCAATTGTGTTGTATCGTGGTTGACTAGGAATCTAACATCTTTCAAGTCTGCATCTTTCAATGCGTTTGCTTCAATGATTTCATCCCACATGCTGCCGATGTTTGTGCGCTTGTCAAATACAATAGGCATACCCTCAATCACATTGCCATGCTTTTCGTCTTGTCTCGTTTTGATTTCGCACACATATGCTCTTTGTTCCTTATTCATTATCATTACCTCCTTGATAACTGTTTTGGTTGTTTGAATCGACAAAGTTCAATGATACCTGTCGAATGTCACCATTCTCAACTGGTTCAAATCCGTACATTTCTCGATATTCATTAATAGTAAACAAGCCTAATTGATATGTTGTTGTTACTGTAGCGTTTACCTTGTCTATCGATTGGAATTTCATTCTAGATGTATTAGCTACGATCTCATTACCAAAGCCGATTTCTTTTGATGTAAACAATGCTTTTGTGAATTGTTGAGATAGCATATTTGCAAATGGCTCAAGCACACCCTCATATACTTCTTCATATCCGCCTTTGTTCTGTACAAAGTCCTCATTTACTCCGTAATAATCAAAAATCTTTGTTTTCGCTTCTTGCATCGTTGCGGAGTCAACCATATAAGGCTTTGAGTCAATAGGAGTATAGTCATATTTACCATCTACAAAGATGATGCCGCCATTGTTAGACGAGTTCAAATTATCATTTACAAACTGCTCTCTGTTGCGCTTTGCTTCGCTCTCTTTGATAATCCCAACTGTTTTCAAGATACCTCTAATAATGGCGCTATTCTTGATTCCGTTGATGATTCCTTGATTTTGGCTATTGATCAATTCGATTGCTGGATTAAGAGAGGTATTAGGATCAGCTAGAATATCGTATGTATAATAGAATCTGCGCAAATGAATAAGCTCCTCATAAGGCACTACATACTCTTGCGTGTATCTCATCCTAAATCTAACGTAGTAATGCCCATTAGATGTAACCAACTCATAAGAGGTCGAATTGATTGGATACAATGCCACTAATTGACTACCATCCCATACAGGATAGATAAATACTTCATTGTTAACATAGTAAATCAATGCGACTTTATACAGGAAATCGTATTGTGTCATAAACTCGTTAGGGTTTTTCAAAACTCTTTGAATCGTAGACTTTGCGACTTTCTTCCCTTTTTCGTTATCGATTACATGATTGATTCCCATCTTAGCAATATTGCGAGCAAGTGAATCAACCGCACTTCTAACAGTGTCCATCTCAAATGCAGACTTACTAAAAGCGGTATAATGCCAGCATTCTTGATTGATGTCCTTTGTGTAATATACATTCTTGCTTCTTGGTGTGAAAATACGCTCCCACAATGTTCTTTTTTCCATCAGTGCCTCCTAACCAACCAAATTCAAATAATCATCTTCATATTTAACATAAGCACAATAGGCATTGAGTAAACTTACAAGACCATCGATGCGCCTTGATGCAGTTATTTTTACAGGTTGAATCACATCAAGTGTTCCTGTTGTTTTAACTGCGGTATTCATCAAGCACCATTTTAGAATCTTATTTTTGTTGTAGTTTATTTTTTTATCTGCAATCAACGATCCTAACTGCTTCATAGGTGTTGACCATGTGAATGGTCCTTGTGCTACTTTTTCCATTGAGTTCTCGCTAAACTCGCCTGCCATTTGTTGAATCCACATACCAGCCAATGCCCTATCATATCCAAGCTTGAATAGATCTATTTGATACTTGTCACGCATCTCAATAAACCATCCTGTAACTTGGTTATAATCTACCATCGTACCGTCACAGATTGTAAGCAGTCCTTGCTCAGCCCATAACCTATACGGAGCTTCTTGATGTTCCATTTGTTCTACTTCTTCGACTCTTGATCGAGGCAACCAATAATGTTGGAGTACATATAGCATATCGTCATCACGCTTTTTTATAATCAATGTAGCCGCACTTAAATCTCTAACTGCTGATAAGTCTGCGCCACCGATGGCATACGTATCTCTTAGATCATCTATGTCAAACGTTAGATTTGAATCTATTTCATCGTATGAGAGCCATGACTCATTTGATGTTTCTATTTGATTAAACTCATAACACAATAGGCTTCTAAGCTCGCTTGGATTGCTCCTTGCTCTTTCTACTTGCTTCTCTAAATAAGAAAACTCCTTGATCGCATATAAGGCTGGATTTGCTTTCATCCACATTCTCGTATTCAAGTATTCTTCTCTATGATCTAGCTCATACAGAAGCGGTAAAAACTCATCGTCAACAACTGTACCATCAGCAACCTTTGTAGCATACTCATACAACTCATCGAATATAGATCCTCGCACCATTCCAGCGGTTGTAATGGTCATTAGCATTGCTTGCTTACGTGTAGATGTTGACCGCTTCATAACGTTATACAACTGTCTATCCTTGATTGCGTGACATTCATCAATAACTACAAATGATGAGTTTAATCCGTCAAGCGTATTTGAGTCACTTGATAAAGGCTTCAATACTGAAAACGTTGGCGAAAAATATAAATCCGTCTTGCGTTTTTTTAAGACTTTTGAAAGCTCCTTTGATTGTCTAACCATATTGCAAGCTTCCTCAAATGTTCGCTTAGCTTGGTCAAGTTTTGTGGCTACTGAATAAACTTCAGCGCCTCCCTCGCAATCACCTACAAGATGGTAAAGCGATAATCCAGCTAGTTCTGTAGTTTTGCCATTCTTTCTTGCTCGGTAGTCAAAAACCTCTCTAAATCGTCTTGATCCATTTGGGTTTAGAAAACCATATGCGGCTTGAATCTTCGCCCTTTGGAATAGTTCAAGCTTGAATGGTTGATTTGTAAAAGGCGCTTTTGAGTGTTTGCAAAATGTCTCAATAAAGTAAATAGGCTCGCTCCCTCGACTTTCATCGAATGCAAACCTACCACTTTCAATATCTTCTACAAGCCGTTTGTAGACCGCTTTGATTCGTCTTGATGCGACTATCTCACCGCTACAAATCTTGTCATAATACTCTTTTATGTAATTCATCGTCTAAGCGCGAACTTCATGAGTTCGTCACCTGTCTCAATTTGCTTTGTAGGTGTAAATTCAAGCAATTGGCGCTGGCATGACAGGTATGACTTCATAATTTGATTGTAAGAGTCAACTGATGCGCTCTTTTTTGTACCATATTGATTCTCGCCATTCTTGTAAACCTCAATGCATCCTTCTTCATCGATACGATCACGCAACTCTTTTAGAGTCACAGACATCCATGCCATATTTTTAATGAGGTTGTTTACGATACTTTTCTTTGATTCGTCTACATTCATGCATATCTTAGATAATCTCTTTATTTCGGCTTTAATCAGCTTTTCTTTTTCTTCGTTTACC